ATGACTGGCTTAAAATACTTAGTTCTGGTACTAGCACTTCTACTGTCTGCGTCATTCAAAACGACCAAGGCACAGGCACAAGCTGTTGATATAGGAAATATCAGTGAGCTAAAAGGCAACGCTCAAGTAGTTAGAGACAAACCGTATGGTGCTGAGCTAGCATTTCCTATACAGCAACTAGATAATGTTAAAACAGAAACTGGTCGAGTTGCTATAACTTTCGCTGATGACACAATTGTTCGTGTTATGGACCACAGCAAATTAGTTATAGACACATACATATATGATCCTAACCCTAAAAAATCTGAGATGGCTCTTAGGTTTGCTAGTGGTACTGCAAGATTTGTAACAGGAAAATTTAATAATAAAAAGAATATAAAAATCAGTACTCCTAGTGCTGATGTGTTTGTTAGAGGAACAGATTTTACAATCACAACTACACCAGAAACTGGTTCTTCTTTAGTTATTTTATTGCCAGACGAGTACGGAAAATCTAGTGGAGAAATAATTGTAGCCACAGCCATGGGTCAAGTTATATTGAATCAACCTTATCAAGCAACCACAGCAATGACATATAACCAAGCCCCTTCTAAACCTGTAACGTTAGACATTAGTTTAGAGTTTATAGATAATATGTTAATAGTGAATCCTCCGATTGAAAAAGATAATATTCAAGAGGGTGCTCAAGTAGGGAGCAACAGCAGATTATTTAGATTTTAACGATTTAGATATAGACTTTTTAGCAGAAGACTTTTTAGATAACGAAGCTGACCTAGAGTTTACCGAACTAGATATAAATTATTTAGATGTAAATTTTTTAGAAGATCTACTTAATATACTTGATGCGTTAGCCATAGGTGAAGAGGATGATCAATTAAATCAAATCGCTACTGGAATAAAAATAACAGGAACACAAATAGGACAGGACAAAGTTAGTCAAATAACGACAATAATTACGGGACAACTAGTTAGCCTTAGAAGAAGCGTAGGAGATACTTTTAGGGTAGACTTAGATGGTTCAAGTTCGTATACATTACTATTAACACAAAACGGTGTAGAAAACATAATTAAGGTTAATGGTGGTTCTTCTAACACGATAACTATAAATCAAGGCAATTAATGAAACGTTTATTATTACCAGCTCTATTAGTTTTAGTTAGCCTTCCGTTAGTTTTACAGCTTACACCATTAGAAGTATTAAAGTTAAAAACTTTTGATGCATTAGTTACTGATCAAAAACCATCAGGTTATTTTACAATTTTAAATATTACAGAAAAAGACATAACTACTGAGGGCGGTTATCCACTATCACGACAAACTTTAGCTCAGATACAAATCAACTTATTAAGAAAAGGCGCAATAGGTGTAGGCTGGGTTGTTGCTTTTCCGCAACCAGATAGATTTGGCGGAGATTTTGAATTTACAGAATCATTAAGTTTTGCACCTAGTGTACTAGCTATGTATGAAAATAATACAGACTCATACCCACCCACAACAGGCACAGTTATCTTAGGTGAAGATATAGGGGGTATAGTTTCTCAAGGTGTTGTAGAAAATATAGATATATTAAAACAAAATGCAAGCCAAGGGTTAGCTGTAGCTAGAACTGATATAGATAATTTAGTTCGCAGACTACCTTTATTAATGCGCACACCAGAAGGTTGGGTTCCAGCATATGGCACAGAAGTATTAAAAATATTAGCTGGTGCAGACACCTATGTAATTAAAACAAATCAAAACGGTTTAGAAGAAATACGTGTAAAAGGTTTGCCTTCTGTTCCTGTTGATTCATTAGGTCGTAAATGGGTGAGTTGGGTTGACACACCACAAACAGATTTAGGCGAAATGAATGTAGAAAACAAATTTGTTTTTGTAGGGTTTACAGCTAAAGGCATTATGCCTCAACTTGCGACACCTGTTGGTTTATTAGAACCACANAAAATACAAGCAGCACTTGCNGAATCTATANTGATAGAAAACAGTCCACGAATACCAGACTATTCGTTAGCTGTTGAGTTNGTTACACTATTGATAACTGTTTCTTTAATATGGTTTATAGTCCTTAATATGGGTATAACCTCAGGTATTATAATAAGTACCTTTATATCGCTCCTAACAGTCCTTTCTGGGCTTTATATGATACGAAAAGGGGTACTTATAGACGTAACTTGGACATTAGTTTCTCAAATACTTACAGGAAGTATAGGTTTCTATTTAAACTTTCGCACACAGTTTAAACTTCGACAAGAAATTAANAAACAATTTGAGCATTACCTTGATCCAGCACAAGTCAAAAGGTTACAGGATCAACCTGAGTTATTAAANCTCGGTGGTGAAAAAAGATATTGTACTTTTTTATTCACAGATGTACGAGGGTTTACTGCTTTGTCTGAAACACTAGAACCAGAAGAAGTAACATATATTATGAACCAAGCTTTGACTATACAGCAACAAGCAGTACAGAAACATGGAGGAATGGTTGATAAATATATTGGTGATGCAATGATGGCTATCTTTAATGCTCCTCTTGATCTAGAAGACCATGAAAACAAAGCTGTAATTGCAGCGATAGAAATACAAAAGAACATAAAAGAAGCAGACATAGATGTGGCTATAGGGGTTGGAGTAAACACTGGTTATGCTGTTATAGGGAACATGGGCAGTGAATCTAGGTTTGATTACACAGCTATAGGAGACGCAGTAAACACTGCAGCAAGATTAGAAAGTGCAACTAAAGAAGTTGGTGAAGATATATTAATCGGCGAGAATACTAAAAAAAGTTGTGGAATTAAGTTAAACTTACTAGAACCTATAAAGGTGAAGGGGAAAAAAGACCCTCTAATTATATACACATGGCGAGGTAAACATGAAAGCATTACTTAAAAACTTAGTTGGTACAGTAGCTCCAACACTAGGTCAGGCATTAGGTGGACCAATGGGAGGGATGGCTGCAAATATGATTGCAGATGTACTTGGTTGTAAAAACGAACCTAAAGAAATACAAAAAGCAATAGATAATGCTACACCTGAACAAATGCTTCAATTGAAAAAGGCTGAAACAGAGTTTGAAATCAAAATGAAAGAACTAGAAGTAGATGTGTTTAAGTTAGAAACAGCCGATATACAAGACGCAAGAGGCAGGTTTAGTAAAGACTGGACCGCTCGTATTATAGGTATATTTGTTGTAGGGGGATTCATGGGGTATATCTTTTTAGTAACTATCCAACCTCCAGAGCAAAACTCAGAAGCTTTAATTAATCTTGTTCTTGGTTATTTGGGTGGACTAGCTTCAGCTATTATTAGCTTTTATTTTGGGGCATCTAATACACCAAGCAAAGATGACTAAGATGAATATATCTGAAGAAGGTTTAGCTCTTTTAAAAAAATTTGAAGGATGTGAGTTAAAAGCTTATCAAGACTCTGTTGGAGTATGGACAATAGGATACGGACACACCAAAGAAGTTAAAGAAGGCGATCAAATAAATAAAGATGAAGCAGAACATTTACTAGCAGAAGAAATGCCAGAGTATGAAGGATACATTAACAATTATGTGGACGTGCCTTTAGAACAAAATCAGTTTGATGCGTTAACTTGTTGGGTGTACAATCTTGGACCAACAAATTTTAGAAACTCTACGCTTTTAACAGTTTTGAATCAAGAAAGATACACTGATGTTCCTAGAGAAATTAAAAGATGGAACAAAGCAGGAGGCAAAGTCTTGAAAGGCTTAATAAGAAGAAGAGAAGCAGAGGCTCTTTTATTTGAAGGAAAAAATTGGTATGAGGTGTAGTTATGGCATTAAGCAAATTTATATTTAGACCTGGGATTAATAGAGAAGGAACTGATTACGACAATGAGGGAGGGTGGTTTGACGCAAACTTAATACGGTTTAAAAATGGTAGAGTACAAAAAATCGGGGGTTGGGTAAAAGATACTTTATCTACTTATGTGGGTAAAGCAAGAGCACTCCATGCTTGGGTATCTTTGGAGGGAACTAAATTTTTAGGAATAGGAACTACTTGGAAATATTATGTTAAAGAGGGAACTAGTTTTAATGATGTTACACCAATAAGAAAAACCAGTACAAATAGCATTACTTTTGCTGCAACCAATGGTTCTTCAACAATCACAGTAACAGACTCTACCCATGGAGCAGTTACAAATGATTTTGTCACCATATCTGGTGCTGTTAGTTTAGGAGGTTTAGTAACTGCTGAAGTTTTAAATCAAGAGTATCAAATACTTTTAGTTACAGGCGCAAACACCTACACTATAACTGCTAAAGATACATCTGGTGCCACGGTTACTGCTAACTCAAGTGACAGTGGTAACGGAGGCTCAGGGGTTGATGGGGTCTATCAAATAAACGTAGGTCTAGATGTTTTTGTATCAAGCACAGGTTGGGGTGTAGGCACATGGGGAGCAAACACGTGGGGATCGGCTGAAGCTTTATCTGCAAGTAATCAATTAAGACTTTGGACTCATGACCATTTTGGTGAAAATTTAATTATTAATCCACGTGGCGGTGGTATTTATAGATGGCTAGAAAATAGTGGGGTAGGGACAAGAGCTGCGGAACTATCTGGGATTACTGGTGCTAATTTAGTTCCTACAGTTGGACTACAGGCAATTACTTCAGAAAAAGATAGACATTTGATAATTTTAGGTTCAGACCCCATAGTTAATTCAGTCCGCACAGGAAGTGTAGATCCTATGCTGATTGCTTTTAGTGACCAAGAAAACGATATTGATTTTGAACCAAGAAGCACGAACACTGCAGGTTCTCTTAGGTTATCTTCTGGTAGTCGCATAGTTGGAAGTGTTAAATCACGACAAGAAATATTAATCTGGACAGATACTGCTTTATATAGTATGCAATTTATTGGACCACCTTTTACTTTTGGCATAAATTTAATTAATGAAAATTCAGGTTTGATGGCACCTAAAGCAGCAGTTACTGCACCTAGTGGTGTTTTTTGGATGGGTTATGATAATTTTTATGTGTATACAGGTTCTGTAAAGAAAGTACCTTGTAGTGTTTTAAGTTATGTGTTTGATGATTTTAATTCTGGTCAGGCATATAAAACACATGCGTTTACAAACACTCAATATGATGAAGTGGGTTGGTTCTATTGTTCAGGAAGCTCTGATGAAATAGACAGATATGTTTCTTATAACTATGCAGAAAACGTTTGGGCATACGGTCAGCTTAGAAGATACGCATGGCTAGACTCTGGTGTAGAATCTTACCCTAGAGCAACAGACAATTCATATCTATACGAACATGAAACAGGCTTTGATGATGACGGTAGTCCTATGACGAATGTTTTTGTAGAGTCAAGTGATTTTGATATAGGCGACGGTGAGCAGTTTGCTTTTATAAACAAAATGATTCCAGATATTAGGTTTTTAAGTAATAGCACAGGGGGTCAAGTAAACTTAGTTTTAAAAACACGTAATTTTCCTGGAGACACACTAACAACAAACAGTACTTCAGTTATCACTAGTTCTACTCAACAGTCTCACGTAAGAGCTAGAGCAAGACAAGCAGTAGTAAGGGTAGAATCAGATGATGATAATACTTCTGGAAATACAGCAACAGGTTGGAGATTAGGAGCTACAAGACTGGATGTAAGAGCTGACGGAAGAAGATGAGCAGATTATTACCTACAAGGCTTCCTATAGAAATGGAAGAAGTTGTTACTTCAGAAACATATAACCGTTTAGTTAGAGTCTTAGAAATTAATCTAGGTGAGTTTGATATAGACAATATTCGTCAAATAAACGATGTAACTAAAAACACAGCAAAATTTAATCCAGGAAGTATAGTCTGGAACACAAACAATGAATCATTAGAAGTTTATAGCGGTAATGAGTGGATAACTATTACCACACCTAAAATAGATAAAGGTTTTTCTGCTACTGGTTCAGTAGGTGAGGTAACATTAAAAATAGCAGGAGCTACAAGCATTTCATTATGATATATACAATGTTGTTCAAATTAGTTATTATTAACTAAATCAGGAGTTAAATAAGAGGTTATGCAGACCACAGGGCTAGAAAGTTTAGAAAGTTTAGCAGATGCTCGTTACGAATTAGCGATTCATGGTCGCTACGGAGACACTACGATAGGTCATCTTACCCCTGGAGAAATGGTCTTACCTAGACCTATAGCTGATGATCCTGTATTAAAAAGACAATTATTTGACGCTTTTGAGCGTCATGAACTTAATCCTCATCAATATCAAGTAGGACATTTTGAAAACTCAATTAACCCACTCACAGGTGCCCCTGAGTTTGGTTGGTTTAAAAAGTTAGGTAAATCTATTAAAAAAGCAGCACCTACAATCGGTCAAGTTGTAGGTTTCGCTATTGGTGGACCAATGGGTGCAGCAATAGGTGGTGGTCTAGGTGGCGGTGTAAAAGAAGGAAACCTTAAAGGTGCTATAAAAGGTGCTGCTCAAGGTTATGTAATGGGTAACGTTGCAGCAGGTTTCGGTGTCAAGGGTGGTGGCGGATTAAGTTCACTCAACCCTTTTGATAAGTCAGGTATGTTTAGAAGTCTTAACCCAGCAGTTTCTTCAATACAATCAGGTACGCAAGGAACTGTAGGTGGCTTCTTTCAAGACATTGGTGCATCAGGTGCAGGAATGTTACGTGGAGCAAGTGCAGGTTTACCAGGAGCAGGTACAAGTATGGAGTACTTGGGACTAGCCGATAGTTACGGTAAATTAAGTGGGATGGGTAAAATAGGTGCAGGTCTTACAGGATTAACCGCACTCGGCGGACTTGAAGGTGGTGAAAATAATGCTCAAATGCCTGGACCAAGTGGAGCCCAAGGTGGTTATCTACAAAACCCACTTAGACCAGCAGTACTACCTACTCAATACGGTACACAAGGTGTAGGAGCAGGCACTCCTAATTATATGACTTCTGGTATAGGTTCTTCAGCAATGCTGGACCCAGCTACTGCTGCATATTTACGATCAACTATGGAAGAAGATGAATACAGTAAATTAATGTTTCCCGAATTTAATGAAGGTGGCGTAATGGATATGAGAGCTGTTGGTGGAGATATAGAAGACCCTAATGGTTCAGGGGATGTAGACACAGTCAATGCTATACTTGCGGATGGTGAGTTTGTCATGACTAAACAAGCAGTAACAGGTTTAGGCGAAGGTGACCACGAGGCAGGAATCGCAAGACTTTACGCAATGATGGACAAAAACGAAAACAAAGCACAAGGAATGGGAATAGGGAGAGCTTAATGGCAGAATCAACCAGTTATCAAAGAACAGAAACATTACCAACTAATATGTTGGGGCAATTTTACGCTGGTGTTCCAGGACAAAACGTTCCTGGAATTATGCCTTTATTAAATCAAGATTTAGTTAATAAACTTATGGGCTTCGGTGTCGAAGGAGCAAACCCATACACATACACAGGCAACCGTATAGCTGATTTTACTCCAGCACAACAAGAAGCTTTCCGTCTCACTGCAGAAGGTGTTGGCGGATACCAACCTTATCTACAAGGTGCAGAAAATATGATACGTAGTGGTGTAGGAACTGCACAAAATGCTTTTGGTACTTCAAA